GGTTGAACATTTTTTACACGCTTACTTTGTTATTCGGAACCCTACAGCCGAAACGATCATTTACGATGCACGTTTCAAAATACCCGACTTTGCAGGACCGGGTAAGGTTATGTATAATAAACGTAAAAAAGCGTCCATAGAAAGGTGTCAACAATTCATTTGGAACAATACAGTTAATGCACATTGGATACCAATATTCAACGAATCCAAAAAGAAAGACGATCTTGCCGATACGGTCATGCAAGCTATTAGTTTTACGAAACGCATTGAACCCATGCAAAGCGTTTCGAAAAAGGATAAAAAACTCGTTCCAAGAAAACCTAACGAGAACCAAAAACGAACCCGATACTCGAAATCAAATTTAGCTTATATTTATAAAAATAGAAAGAAAAATGAAGATCTCGAAAAAAGTAAACGGTTCATGAAAGATCTAAAGCGGTACTATAAAAATATAGACGATTTAGTACACGATTTAAACAAATAAATACATACATTCCGGTCGAGATTCGGGTGTGCACACATACCCAACCTCGTCTCTCAGAAAATCGGGTATTTTACTCTTTTCATAATCACCTATTTCAATTAATAATACCGGTTTATGTTTTTTTAGTATACTAATAGAACCACGTAAAACATTCATCTCTGCACCTTCAACATCCATTTTGATTATGGAAGGTGTACCTTTATACACGTTATCAAGAGTATCCGTAATTGCGGTAATCGTACTATTCATATCGTGATGTTCGTTTGGAAACATTGTGGTACCACCATAGTTTATCATATTGTTTTCAACGGGTTTAGGAAGATACATTTCAATCTTTTCACCGATCGTATCTGATAATGCACATGGGTGCATGGATACTTTGTTTTTTAAATCGTTCGATTTTAAGTTTAAATTAGCAATCTCAAAGAAAACTGGTTCGAATGAAACAACTGGTCCGTAATCGGAAAACATGAGTGTATTATACCCTATATTAGCACCTATATCAATAATATCCGTACCTGGTTTATAATATTTTTCCACATCGTATCGCATCCAACCATCCCACTCGTACCCCTGTTTTAATGTGTTACCTATATACTGATCATTTGATATCGTATTTAAGTTATACTTACCGTTATTAAATCGTTCAACAGTAATTTCCATTATATATAATAGGATTATATCTTTATATCTAATGTACATTTTTTAACGTAAATTCTTATCAGCCGTATAATACGTTTTCCCCTTAACAACGAAACTGTGTACACGCGCATACGCCCACGCTTGTGGACTCGCACCTGGTCGGTGTCCCGTTCGCCACGCGGCTAACCCACGGTCGTATACCGTTTTTAAAGTTTTTAACGGTATACCTGTCACTTTGGATATATCTTTCAGTTTCGTTATACCAGGGTATTTTTTACGAAACTTTGCTGTGTAGCTAGACGTTTTAGTAACCGCTTTCTTATCGGTTTTAAAAGGTCTATAATCTCTTTTTAACATCTTTTTATATCTATCTTCAACTTGTTTCAGGGAAGAAAGCCCCCTGAAATATTTAAGAGGTGCGTATATTTGACCCCGAGTTTTACGTACCTGTGTAATCTTTTTACGAATATTGCTATCGGTTAACATACTTATACTATAACAAGAAAAATAAAAATGTTACCGAATAATAAGTAATATAATGTTTTCACTTTCCACAGTAACCACAACGTTTGCTTCAACGCAAAAAAAATTTAAGAAGTTTGGTAAAAAACTTCGTAAACAAAGAGACGGTGAAGTTGATTCTATAAAAGATAAATTAAAAGATATCGCTAAAGATGAAGTCGAAAAAACAAAAAGTTTATTTGAAAAACACAAGGAATTTTTCAACGATAAAAAAGCATCCGAAAAAGCATCACCGGAAACAACAGCTATCGATTTTTACGAAAAGCCCTAACTGCTAAATCAAGACTTATTAAAGTTAAAAATGCAGAAAGTTCTTTATAATTTTCCAACAAGTTACCTGCAAAAACAGCTAATAACACACTGTATTGCACGTACCTCATTTCTTTTCGTGATTTTTCCATAGATCTTTTCATGGACGCGCGCGATTGTTCCATATCCAATATAGCGGTGCTTATATTTTTTATTCTACTAGGCATTTCAACGGATGTTGTCAACATACTACCTATATCTATACTATCAGAAATCTGTTCTCTTAATATAGGTTCAAGATATTCAATATATGTAAAATCACTGTCAAGTTTTATACACGTTCCTTCTATCGTTGAGAAAGTTTTAGCAAGATATACAAATGCAGTTGGTATTATAAAGGGTTTTTCTTGTGCTAATTTTAAAAGATTATCATCTTGTAATATTTCATTCTTAAGATTTTTACCATCGAGCGTTTCTAAATAGTTAAGTGTCGTTTTAAAAAAGAGTTCTATGTCACTGGTATCTGATGTTGTAGGTAAAATAACTTCTAGACGAATAAGTACATTAACTATACCCTTTGTATCCTTATTTATTATGTGTATAAATAGTTCATTAAACCCCTGACGCATTTCATCAGAAATATTAATAACGAGACCAAAATCATAGAAAACAAGTTTTCCATTACTTGAAAACCCCAAATTACCGGGGTGTGGATCGGCATGGAAAAAACCTTTATCCATCGTCTGTATTACGTAAGAGTTTATAAGAGCTTCACAAACTTTCTTACGATTAACACTTGGATCTGTTATATCGTTAAGTTTTTCGGAAGCTATATATTCCATAACAATCATATCGGGTGTACAGAGTTCCATATAAACTTTAGGTATCTTCATCCATCCCACATTTTTTAAAGATTTTCTAAATTTTTTAGCATTCAAGGTTTCTTTTTCGTAATCAGTTTCAGCTAATAAGTAATCTATAGATTCATCTAGAACATATCCTGTATTTGTACCTGTATCTATACCAATTTTCTCAAGTAAATTAACTATATCTTTAATATTATCCGTATCACTTTTCATTATTTCGTATATTTGAGGACGTCTAAGTTTAACAACAACATTCTCACCCGTTTGTAAAGTTGCTTTGTGAACTTGTCCTATACTTGCAGATTTAAAAGGTTTGTGTTCAAAATATGAAAATGTACCAGAATTTACATGCGTTTCTATCATGTCTATAATTTTTTTCTCTTCTATCGGGGGTACGTTATCCTGTAAAGATTCCAATTCTCTGGTAAATTCTAATGGGTACAAATCAACTCGTGAAGATGCAATTTGACCCAATTTTATAAAAGTAGGACCAAGTTCGACGAGTTGGTCACGAGTCCATGAACCAAATTTTACCTGATCTTTTTGAAACTGTTTTCGTATTAAAAATTCACCTGCAAACTTCCACGTTTTAGATTTATGTTTAGATGGTAAATTTAATTTAGGAGTTATATTTAACGCACATAGCGCCATCTTAATAACTACATATAAAAAAAATACTTATAGGTTTTGAACTATTATACTTATAAATGTTAACTATCCAAGCAAATGTCTACGAACCTATGTACGAATATAATGATAAAAAGTATATCAGGGTTACCGTACCCGATAAATTTAGAGAATATGTCGAAAAATCGCACGAACGTAAATCAAATGTCATACTCTACAAAAACAAGGTTGATAACCCACTCGAAGGAAACGTTTTGAAACTAAAAGTACCCTTTAGATACCGTAGAGTCATGTGTAATGTGGAGGGCGATAAACCTGTTCAATCAATGGAAAGAGGTGACCGTGTTTTAATCGAAATACAATTTAACGGTGTTTGGAATACTCACGAGCACAGTGGCTATTCGTGGGTATTGAAGTATATAAAGTTTTTAAACTAATACTATTTAAATGAGTCTCACACGTTCAGGGTATATAACAGAAGATTCGAATGATGTAAAAAAAGAACTTACGGTTCGTGCCGTAGTAAACACAGAATTTGGATTCCCACCGCCACCTTTTAAAGTATTCAGGAAAACAAAATCGGGTATATGTGTTCCTCGGTTTTATGGAGAAGATAAATTTGGACCCCCGAAAGAAGATCGTCGTCCCGAGCCAGTTAAAATATCATGTAAGTTTAATGGCAAATTACGTGATGAAACACATCAAAACGATGCTTTGGGTGCAGCGCTCAAAGCCGGACACGGCGTACTTTCACTTCCTTGTGGCTTTGGGAAGACGACAGTATCTTTGGCTATAGCGTGTAAATTGGGCTACCGAACCATGATTGTTGTTCATAAAGAATTTTTAGCAAATCAGTGGCGCGAACGTATTCAACAGTTTTGCCCAGGTGCTTCTATAGGAATAGTACAACAGAATAAAAAAGAAACGGAGTGTGA